ATCAACAGAGATGAGTCTGGTGACGCACTACAGTCTGGAAACGGCATCATTGAAATTGCAGGCATCAAGATCTTCAAGTCAATGAACATTCCATTCTTTGGATCATACGGTACTAAGTATGGTTCTGCATCTGCAACTAACCCCGGTGTAACATCACCCGGAAACGTTGGTTCATTTGTAGGTGAGACAGCAGAAGACGGTAGAGCTTCTGTAACAGGTATTAACAATAACTATGGTAACTCATCTGACTTCGCTAACAGCTGTGGCTTAATCTTCCAAAAGGAAGGTGCTGGAGTTGTAGAAGCTATTGGACCACAGGTTCAAGTAACTTCTGGAGACGTTTCAGTTGTATACCAAGGTGATGTAATACTTGGCAGACTAGCTATGGGTGCAGATTTCCTAAACCCTGCTGCTTGTGTTGAATTAATTGCTGGTGCTGCTGTAGGTTCTACAGGTAACGCCGCATTTGGTGCTACATATCCAGCTAACGCTTAATTTTATTTTTTATACGGGGGCTTCGGCTCCCCTTTTTTCTTATGGCAACCACAACTATTGACCTCGATACCGAACTATCCGCAGTAAACAATATACTGGGGGCTATAGGTCAATCACCTTTAACAACTCTTAATTTTGACAACCCAGAAGTATCATTTATATACAACCTACTCCGTGATGCCAACGTAGACACGCAGGCAGAAGGGTGGCACTTTAACACAGAGAAGCATGTAAAATATACACCAGACACTAACGGTAAAATAGCTATAGGTAATGATATACTATCCATGGATGTACACGATAACCATATACGTAGAAACTATAACCTTGTACGTCGTAATGGATTCTTGTATGACAAGCAAGATCATACTGATGTTTTCACAGTAGACAGTATAGATCTTGATGTTGTTAGATTATATAACTTTGAAGATCTACCAATAGTATTTAGACGATTTATTACATACAGAGCATCTGCCGCAGCAGCTACACAGCTAGTTGCAAACCCTAACTTAGTTAGATTATTAACTAATCAAGCTGGTTTAGCCAGAGCTGCTCTACAAGAATACGAGTGCAACCAAGGAGATCACAACATGTTTGGATTCCCTGACGACACTGCATATCAAACATATCAACCTTGGAGAAACCTTAGACGATAATGGCAAGCGTAACACAAACTATCCCTCAGTTCTCACTAGGTATGTCAGAACAGCCTGACAACCTAAAGTTTCCCGGTCAAGTAACAGAAATAGTAAACGCTATACCAGACGTTACTAAGGGACTGTTTAAAAGACCGGGTGCAAAACGAATAGGAACCAGTCCACTAACTAATGTACAGAGTGGTGGGTCTTGGTTTCATTACTTTCGTGACGAAACAGAGGGATCATATATAGGACAAGTAGCAGCTGACGGTCAAGTCAGAGTATGGCGTTGTAGCGACGGTACACAGATGACTACAGCTTACGGCACAGGTGGACAGACTGCTATACAGAACTATCTAGCTACAAGCACACCAGAAAACCTACAGTTTTTAACTATTAACGATACTACATTTGTTAGCAGTCGTGATAGTACTAACTCTAATACATTAGTAGGTGAAACTGGTACATCAACAGCAAGACCAGATGCACACTTTGCTATGCTGGAATTGTTAAGAACAGAAAACGGAAGACAATATGGTATTGATGTATTTAGAACTGCTGATGTCACAACTCTTACTCGTGCTACACGTATTGCAATTAATAGTGATACGCTTAATGAATCTGATGGAACAGGTCATTGTCCAAGCATCGGTACACAAGTATTTAGCGTTGACTCAGGTACGAAAAAAAACTTAATATTTAGACTTACAGCTTTAGGTCAACAAGGTGTCAGCCCTAACTACAGTGCTAGCACTAATGGACCCGGTGGTAATAACTATAGATGTAGCTATCAACGAGAAATAGCCTTACTACATGGTGGTGAAGGTTGGGTTGTAGGTGACACAGTAACCGTAACTATGGAAGGTGCTAACTATACTGTACGTGTAGAAGAAATAGAATCTACTGATCTAAACGCTACGATTGATCCTAGCTCTGTTGGGGATGGTCTTATACGTCCAGAACCTACACCTTTTGACGCTCAAACAGCAGTTACAGCTGACACAATTATTGGTGGTATTATACAAGATTTGCCTAGTGGTGTTACTGGTAAACAAATAGGTAATGGCATCTATTTATCTAGTGCTAACTCATTTACTGTAAATGTTGTAGAACAAGACTTAATGAGAGTCATGCAAAGCTCAGTAAATGATGTACAAAACTTACCAAACCAGTGTAAACATGGTTATATAGTACGAGTAGCTAACGCATTACGATCAGAAGAAGACGATTACTATTTAAAATTTGAAGGTCAAAACGATAAAGATGGTAATGGAGCTTGGACAGAGTGTGCTTTGCCGGGTATAACTACAACTCTTACTAACATGCCTTTAGTTATACAGCGTACAGGTACAACTACATTTACTGTAAAACAGTTTACATATGGTATAAGAGACGTAGGTGATACACTTACCAACCCTATGCCATCATTTGTAGGTAAACGTATCAACAAGGTCTTATTTTTTCGTAATAGGCTAGCGTTGTTAGCAGGCGAAAATGTTATTACATCTAGACCGGGTACGTTAGGAGAACCTGACTTTTTTATAGAAACAGCTTTAACAGTATCAGTATCTGACCCCGTAGATATATCAGCTGCATCTATGTTCCCATCCGATCTATTTGATGGTATAGAAATCAATGCTGGTTTACTTGTATTTAGTACCAACCAACAATTTTTACTTGCGTCAGACGATACAGTATTTAACCCCGATACAGCTAAACTGAGAAGCATAGCTACGTTTAATTATAACGAAAATATGCCTCCTATTTCACTTGGAACTACAATAGCTTATATAGATAACTCTGGTAAGTTTAGTAGATTTAATGAAATGGCTAACTCAGCACGAGAAGGAGAGCCTAATATTATAGAGGTAAGTAAAGTTGTACCTACTTTATTACCAAAAAATATAGACCTAATGACTAACTCTAGAGAAAACTCTATTGTGTTAATAGGTAAAACAGGTACAGATACAGTGTTTGGCTACAAGTATTTTCAAACAGCAGACAAGCGAGTGCAGGCTGCATGGTTTAAATGGAAGCTAAACAATCCATTAACTTATCATTTTATTATTAATGATGAGTATTTCTTTTTAGATAGTGATTATTATTTACAAAGTATTAAACTTGTACAGGCTGACTCAGATCCTAGTATAGTACAGGACAATGTTGACTTTTTATTACATGTAGATAATCATACTACTGTGAGTGGTGGCAGTTATAGTGCAGCTACAAACCTAACTACCTTTTCTAGCGTCAGTTGGTTGAGCTCAGTTACTACTCCTAACCATGATCTAGTTGTAATAGATACTAATACTAACTCAGCACGAGTTGGTCGATACGCTAAACCTACAGTCTCAAGTACAAACTTTACTTTACCCGGAGACTGGTCTAGTGCAACACTTACAATCGGTTATATCTATCCATACCAAGTTAAGATTCCTACACTTTACCCAACTAAAATAGACGGTTCACGAGCTACAGCAGATGTAAACTCTTCTTTAGTTTTACATAGAATTAAGTTTCACTTTGGTAAGATAGGTCTATACGAAACCACACTTGAACGTGTAGGTAAAACAGATTACACAGAAGTATACGAGTCTACAGAACTTGACGAGTACAACGCATCTGATGCACCATACTTAGAAGAGTTTATTAAAACTATACCTGTGTATGAAAAAAATACAAATGTTGACATAACCCTTACATCATCCCACCCTGCCCCAGCTACATTAAGATCAATGTCATGGGAAGGGGATTACTCACCCAAATATTACCGCCGTGTATAACGTACAATTAACAGAAACAGAACTTAGATACTTTTATTGGAGAATGAAAACCAATAGATGGTATGAAAACTATGTAAAAAGAGGTATGAAGCAAATGCCTTGGGAGCCTTGGATGGCAGACACAATAGAAAAGTTAGAACCGATATATGAAAACATTAAGTAAATACATTCACCCCATAACTTTAAAGGCTGCTCTAGAGGTGGCCTCTAATTTACGCTCAGACGACTTTAGAGAGCTCTCAGAAGGGCATGGACTAGATCCACTATTATATCTAGCCGCCATGTCTGCTGACCCCTCTACAGTCTATTTTACGTCGCCTAGCGGCAAGGCTGCTGGTATGGCAGGCGTAGGTAAGAAGGGCGATATTTGGATGCTTTGCACCAACGAAATCCATGAACAACCGATCTTATTCACAAGACAGGCAAAACGGTATGTCGATAGCCGAGAGGAGCCTTTACTTTGGAATATAGTTGACAGTCGAAACAAAGCACATTTAAAACTGCTAAAGTTTCTTGGCTTTAAGTTTTTACGTAAGTTAAAACATGGGCCGAACAATGTAACATTTATAGAATTTTGCCGTGTGCGTAGACGCTAATGCTGGAGCTAGAAGAGCTGCCCAGCAACGAAACAGAGAAAAGCATGCTAACTTTGCTCAAAAGAAATTACAATTCTTTAACAAAGAGACAAGTCTAGCAAGAGCTAAAAATAGAAATGTCATGGGCTATGGCCGTGACCTTAGTGATGCTTACGTAAGAGCTATTTATACTCAAGGTAAGGGTCGTTTAAGAAACCAAGAACTCGCTGCTCAATACTTTAGTAAAAAAAAAGTTAACGAGGGTGGTAGAAGTAGAACATATGGTAGAAAACAATACCAAACTCTACTTAGAAAACAATCAGAAATAGAAGGAGTTACACGTAACATGTTTGGTCGAAACATGGCATACGCACAAGAAGGTGCAAGACGTAAATTCTTAGCTGCTGAAGCCGGTGCTAGACAAAAGCTAGGTATTCCAGCTGCCTTTGGTGCTCCCGTTATGATGCCTCCAACAGATAGACTTACTGGTGCATTACAGATAGGAAGTCAAGTAGTAGGTATAGCTACTGGTGTACAAAAGTTTGGTGCTCAATCTGGCTTGTTTTAAACATTAATATAAAATAATTATGACATCATCTTTTCAGAACGTCGTTGGTACGCCACGAGATGCGGTTCCTGATATAAGTAAGACTAACTACTTAGAGACAGCCCCAGATATGACTGAGGCTGTAAACAAACAGATTGACGACAACATCAAAGACACTAAAGAGTTCTTTGACCAAATGGTAAAGCTAGAAGAACTAGCGGCCAGTAAGCTGGATAAAAGGTTAGCTGCCATTGAAAATATAGTAGGAAAAGTTGGCTCTTTTGCGGAAAAACGTAAAGCCGACGAAGCTGATGGTTTTGGTAGAATTGTAACCGACTTAATTGAAGGTGAAGTTCTAGAAGGTTCAAAAGAATATACAGCAGCTAAGAATGAACTTGATCTTAATATAGCTACGGCTAATTCAGAAATAGATAAAGACTCAGACTTAGATCAACAAACAAAACTTGAGTATAAGTTTGGAACACCTACGGAAGAAGTGCTTGATCGCCGTATAAGAGATTTTATAAAAGAAAGATACGGTAATAAAACAGTAGTTGTAGGTGATCTTTTACGAAGTAATGGATCCTTAGATTCTACTACAGCTCAAGAACATACAGAGTATGAACGAAAAGCTCTTTTATCTTTCTATAGAAATATAGGTTATGATGCAAAACAACTAGGATATGATCCTAATGACCCTAGATTTGTAAGGCAACTTATTGAACTAACAGAAAAACAAGTAAAATCTGAATTAAAATCTCAACGTGAATCTTTTAAAGCTACGTTTAGAGACAAAGTTCAAGACGAAAAAAACTATACATTTAACACAAGACTTATTGAAAGTGTAAAAGGTATAAGTGTACGTAACGATGCTGGTGAAAGAATTAATGATACGTTTTTTAAAGATGGTGGTGTTGTACATCAGATTGCAATACAAGACTTTAATGGTAATAGGCAAAGAGCAACAGATCTTGCATTTGAAACTGTAGCAGAGTTAGTAAAGAGTGGTGACATTCTACCTAACGAAGCTAGAGCATTATATCAAGATTTACCATACACTGATCCTAACGATAAAGAATATAAAAATTATCAAGAATACGTTAACAAGCAAAGAGAAGGTACAGGTTTTAAAGCTAGAGCTCAAAGTAGAATACAAAGATTATCTAATGCTATAACAGAAGTAGAAAAACTAGCAGTTGATAACGAAAATGCTGCACGTGTGATTGAAGCAAACAACTTTGTAAACGATCAAGTTATAAAACGTATAGCTGAGAATAAAACTAGAGGTATCGACGGTCTCGACGAAGGACAAGCTGGTGCATTAATTAACCAATTTAAACAAGAAAAATTTTATCTTGAAGGCGTAACACCTATACCTCAAATACTTTTATCATATTTAAACCGTA